GGCCAGTACAAGCTATTCAGCCTTCCTTTTGTAACAGTAATTTTTCAACTCGCGGGACGACGAGTAATTCTAAGGGACTCTACTGTCAATGCCCCCCGCTATTTTCTCGCTGAGCGAGCAAACCCCATAGCTGGGCCAGTCTCGAGATAGTGACAGGGATCCGATGTCACGTCGTAGGCTCCTAACAGCGTCCAAGACGCAGGGTTAACCAATTTAATGGCGTCCCGGGCCACGTAAGTGGCCTTGAGCTTCCAACCCGTCTCACCCGGCACCCCCAGGTCATTAACCTGGGACCACTTGCTTTCTCTCTATACTAACAAGCTCCACCCGTCTCAAGACTGGCTTGAACAAAAACTATCGGCGGCCCGGATGGGCACCGATCCACTTCCACAAACACCCTCGCCGCTTTCGATGGACGAACCCGCCCAAAGACGGATTCGTTCGCCCTCCTATAGATCCATCGCCACAGCGCGGACCGGCTAAGACCGGCCAACCTGCGAACCCTAGCCGAAGCCAGAGTACCGAGTCCGTACGGGCTGCAAGCATACCGTATGTCCTCGAGCTTCTTCTCCTCGGAGAACTCTTGGGGTGAAAAGTCCGCGTTCCAAGCGTGGTCTGAACAGGCCACTCCCCACCGCTCACGAGCCGAAGCCCGATCACTGGCTGACAACCAGCTGGCGGAGATGGAACACCAACCCTCGGGAAACTCCCCCCTGGCGGAGGGTAACAGAGGTCGCTCTTCTACTTGTTCAAGGTAAAAGAGTTCTCTGTGCCACAGACCGAGGTCATGTAGCGTTTTCCGATCCACATCCAACCCTAATCCTCGTGTGAGTGAACGACGAGACACGTGCACTTCCTTCTGGTTAAGGGAGACGAAAGTTTTTCGAACTTCACGCTTCCGCTCACTCCCATACCCAGAGCTAGCTGAATAGAACCTACCATTCAGCGAGTGCACACGTTCACTGAGTTGTCCTTCGCCAAAAAGAGCCGAAGCTCTGACGAATCCGACCTCTTTCACCCCGTCTGGACGGGCTTCAAAAGGGGTTGAGTTTAGGGTAAAGAACTTCCTGTTCTTCAAAGTTTTCCCTACGCTCAGAGTCAACCCTCCTTTCGCTACATTTTCCTCCCAACGAGTTACCTCGTCGGGCATCGCACGAAAAACGATGTCATCCCCGTTTATACGGACGGGTACTCCTTTCCTAGGAATGGAATACTTGAAGGTGATGTAGTTTATGAGACACAACAAAGGAAAAGAGGTCAGTTGCCCCATGAGCTGCCCTCTAGCTTGAACATACTCCTCCCCCCCACAGATCAAGCGAGATCTGTAGGTCGAAAGAGCATGATCGATGATCCCCTGGGGGACCATGAAGGAATTAGACAGCAGCTCATCTAGTATGGCTTCTTGGAGCTCCGCATTTAAATTGTCCGTAGCGCTTTCGTAATCGCCACTGACGTAGAGTTCACCATCCTCCATCTGGAACCCTTTGAACGCCTTTGCGGTCGCATCTCCACGGAGAAGCCAACTATAACGGGAAAGATGAGAGTACATCGCTTTGTGAAGCGGTCGTAGAGCATTGTCTACCCGAGGAGGTATACTAATGATACGCCACTTGCCACTTGTCAAAATGGCCTGCACTCTCGAAACCCCACGGCTCTTCGGAGCCACAGATTCAGACACGTAAGACGCAAAGGAAGCCCGCTCTTCCCTCTGAAACTGTGACCACCCTCTCGAGCCACCCATCTTCCTACCAGCCTCCGAACAGGAGGTCAGCGGAAGACTGCTTGTAGAACAGTGCCGAATGTACGACTTATCCCAGCCAGGCTGGAATATTTTCCTCGTCATCTTCCTTGCGAAAGAAAGAAAATGAGGATCGGGAGGCGACTGGGGAGTCGCCAACGTACGAACGTAATCTTCTACCTGAGGTTTGTTCTTCGGAACCACCTTACGAAAAAGAAATAAAGTGTGCGCGAAACCGAACCGGTTACGCGCCGACAGCCGACGATACTGAGGCTGCCAAGGGTGTTTTACGTCGCCCAAAACTAAACCTTCGCAAAACTTGCGAAGTTGACCGTCGTCGGTG